CGCTCCTCGAGCTAATCGTTCTGCTTCTCTTTTTTCAAAAGTTAATTTATCAATTCTTTTTTTAACTTTATTTGAGTAAGAACCTAAATCATCTAGTTCATCATCGGGAGTCTCTTTAGTAGATTCTTCTGTCTCTTCCACTGCATCAACATCCGCAACTGCTTTCCCTGTTAAAGATCCTTTAGATTCAATTTCAAAAGGTTCTTCTCTATCTTCTTCTTTAGTCTCTACTACAATATCTGCAGTACCATCTTCTTTTACTTTTTCTAGCTCCTGTTTCATTTATTATCTCCTAATAGGCATGCTTGATATCTCTCGGGTCAAGTATGGTTGCGATGATCTCATCATCGTTAAGAATACGAAGTTCTCCGCCTTCGATCCTGAATCTAGATCCTGCGTAACGCCCAAACATTACCCAGTCTCCTTCTTTGCACCACGGGTTATTAAAAAAACGAGATTCGTCTTTATAAGCCAGTGGCCCAACTTTTAGTACATAGGCAGTAACCGTAGTTGCTGCTATCGTTTCCTTTGCAGTGTCTGTCAGAATAATTCCGCCTGCGGTTTTTTCTGGACCAGACCAAGGCATTACTAAAACTCTCCATCCAGTAGGTGTAGGAATTCTGTCCTTTAGAGAACCCTCTAACTTACTTGGATCTAAAAATAATTTGGTGTTTTTTTTAATTTCTTCTTCGGATGCGTAAGCATCCAACAAGCCCAGCTTCTTAGCGGGTACTTCCTCGTTCGTCTGAGTCGTCGTCATCAAGTAGCTCCTGTTTCTTTAGCAAGTCCCGAAGGTCTTGTTGCAGATCATTAAGAGATCTGTATTGACCCACAATATATTGATATTTCTCTATATTGTCAACACCAGATATAGATAATTCCTTTAATTGCTCTAGCCTAGGTTGTATTAGCTTATGTAGTATGTATTGTATGGTTTCTTCCATAGGTTTTTTGTATACTGTTTCACTTTTTTAGCAAATACTTTTTTAACAATTCCACTTTCTAAGTGACTTATTAATTCTACTATTGGGGTCATTTGCTGTTTTATCGGAGGTACGTTTTGACTTCATACCGCTCATTCTAGCACAAAAAGACTTACGTCTATTGGCTGCTGCGGAATCTTTTTTTAACTTAGAAGGCTTCGTAGTTACCGCAGTTTTTAATTTGGAACCAGGGTTAGCTGCTCTATAAGAAGCAACTCCTTTTTTATTTAAACCACCCGATGGGTTTTTACCTTCTTTTCTAGTCCAGGCTTCTGTTCTAGCCATTGTGTTTAGCCCCTTTCATAATTCTACCGTCAGGCATTTTATGAGTTTTCTTTTTAGGGAATCCAGCTTTCATGTTTTTATAAGCTTTAGAAGAAACGGTTGATTTTGATTTTGGTCTTGAAATACCTTTTTTCTTTCTAGCATTAATGTTTGCGTACAGTCCTTGTTTAGTCATTATTTTTCTCCTTTGTTGGCAAGTGTTCTTGCAATACTTTCACCAGATCGTCCTACTACATAACCCCCTAATCCAATGTTTAATAAAGTCCAGACATCACCAGGTAATTCAAATGTAATAATCGTTCCAGTAAAGATTCTTATGACAGGTCCTAAGACAAAATTCCACACTAAAATAAATATTAATACATACATTAATAAAGGTCTCCAACTAGCTACAAACCAGTTAGATTTAGCTTCTGCTTCAACAATAGAAGCCGCAGCTTTTAATTCTTCTGTGGATGATAATAGTAATTGAGTATTAAGCTGAGCTTTTAATTTTTCTGCTAGGTCTTTATCGGGGATAGCTTTGTCTACGGTAGCAAACAGCATTTTTGCTAGAGGTGCAATAATACTTAATGCAGGAAGCATTAGAATACTCCTTGAAATTTTCTTCCTTTGATTTGAATATTACTTAAACCTTTAATTTCTTGTTGAGGATGTACGATTCCCCCCGTTGCCATTTTTTTAGCATCTATTTTTTTAAAATCTTCTTGAAAATCTATATCATAATCAGGATAGGTGTCTCCACTAGGTTTAACTTTTCTTCTTAAAGCAACTTCGTCGTCAAACGTGTCCCCTACCATGAATTTCTTTTTTTTAGCTTTGTATTTCTTTGTGGGCATTATCTTCTCTTCTTTCCCTTCATAGCACATCCTCCGCCTCGCATAGCCAGACCTTGTCCTCTTACCATGCCCCCGTGTTTTTTAGAAGTGAATCCTCTGTACGTTGCCTTTTCCTCTTCGCTAGGTTCTTCTCCAGGTTTTTTTAAAATGGCTCCAATACCTTTATCACCACCTAAAGCTCCAGAACCAAGAACAGCACCCGCTGTTCCCGCTAACATTGCAATTGTCCATGGATCTAACATAATAAATTTCCTTTTCTATAGATAATACTTCGGATTAAGTGGTACATCAATACCTTGAGGAACAGGCCCTTTTTTAGGGGGCACTGTTCTCGTAAGACGTAGAATTTTTCTAGGTTTTTTCTTGCTTTTATCCGTGTTGGACATGTTACTTAAATGTATTTTTTTCCTTTAGACATTCCGCCTTTTTTCTTCATCTTAGACATTCCACCTTTTTTTAAAGCAGCTCCCATTCCTCTAGTCTCCATTCCACCGCCTTTTTTTCCCGCGATGGCTTGTTGTGCAGCTTTAATATCTTTAATCGTAAGTCTATCACTATCTGTATTTTTTAGTGCATAGTCATAAACTTTTTTTAACATCATAGTTTTATATTCAGGGGATGATGTTGTCATTCTATCTTTTGGCATTTTATTTTTTCTCCTTTTTAAAGTTTTGCATGATCTTAGCTGCGCTAATCTCACCCGATTGTTGTAGTTTAGCTATGGCAACAGAGAGTCTAGCTTTATCTGCTTCTTCTTTGTTCTCTAGCTTCATTTTTTCAAAGTCCAGTTTCGTTTCGAAACGTTGATCCTCATTGTCTTCTTTGAATTTGGTTTCTTCCATTTTCATTTGAGTCTCCATCGCTTTGATATCTATTTCTCTTTGCTTCAATAGAATTAATGGATCTTTTTTATCCGCAAGATAAGCTTCTTCCGTCATAGCCGCTTTTTGAATAAGCTGTGCTGTGATTTGAGCAACTACCGATTCAAACTGTAGGGCCTGTTCGGTTGGATTGTTAGAGGGGCCTAGTACTTGTGGATTCTGATCTACTTGTTCTTGGGCCATCATTCTTGCTTGAAGGCCTAAATGTTGTGTAATGTGTCTTTGGAGAACTGCATATACTGCTGGATTAATTTGAACCATTCTAGTACGCATAAAAGACATATGCGATGAAATATGTGCATCATGATTCTGGCCAACGAATGCTTGTAAATTTTTCATATCCATCGCACGAATATTCTCTGCTGCTGGATCCATCGGGGCTTTAATTCTGTCTTCAGGAAGTAGTAACATGTCTATGTTCTTTGCTCCCAGGGCTGCATACACCTGTCTATACGCTTCATAAAGGTTATGCATGCCTGGATTAGACAAGGCAATTTTCAATTGTTCATTAGCAAGGGTTACTCTTTGTGACATAGAGAAAATATTAGGGTCGGCTACAGGTAGTACGTCCACTCGGTCATCAAAATCTGTTTGTTTAATAGTTCGTTCACCGCCGTATACGTCATAAGGATACTCAGGGGGTAAATACTCACCAAAAATACGTGCTAGAATTTTAAATTCTCGTCTCATCGCGTTATAACAACGCTTCTGCACTCCTGACATAACTCTAGAACCTCTCTCTAATAGGGCTACCGTCGTCCCTACAGGGGCCTGGCTGTTCATATCGCCTGTCATAGGGTCTGAGATACCTGCAAATCGGTTTCCTGCGTCTACGCAGAAGCCCATAAGCTGAAATAACGTCGCCGAAGGCTCTTTAAAAGGTAATATTTGGAATTGATCTCTGATATTCCCTCCTGGAGCATCCACATCTCTAAATTCCCCTGGGACAAAAGGTTGATCGTCATCTCTAATGCGCATTCCTCTCGCCTTAAATCCCGCAGGCAAGTTGGCTAAGGTACCTGCATCTAATAATTGTCTAAGAGCATTGGTTGCAGCTTTAGTTAAGCCACCAATCATGTGACTTAGACCAAAACCATAGAATCCTAAACCTGGTAAAAATTTATATTGAACAAAATATTCAATTCGTTTTGCAAACTCATCATCTTCTTTGTAATTTCTGTAAATAGATAATACTTGTCCTGAACCTTCATCCACCGTTACGATGTAAGGAATTTTAATTCTTTTTTCTGTTTTATTATCATCCATTTCATATTCATCTAAATCTAGATCAGCATGAATCTCTAAAATTTTATAGTATTTATCCTTCGATAAAATCTGTTCTATTCCTGTAATCTGATCCACCTTCTTTTGTAACGTGGATTGGGTGTCGGCACTTGCTTTAACATCAATGTCTCTATAAAATCCTGCAAGCTGTCTTTTGTTTAATTCATTTTCTGAAATATTTAATAC